TCTATATAGTCTGCAACTTCATAAAACAAACTTTCAAATTCTTTAGGAACTTTGCCACCAATAAATAACTTGTCTGCCGCCATACCTCCAGCAAAAGCCGCAGCCGCTTCAAAAAATAAAGCTATATTCCCTGTGCTAATCCCCATCTCAGTAGAAAAAATTACTCTTTCTTCTTCTTTACTAGCTATGTATTCAGCTCTTGCATCGCCTGTAAGTTTTAAAGCATCGGCATCTCTGTTATGCTTTGCTAATAAAGTGTTATAGGCTTCTTCATAAGCACCTGCGGCTTCAGCGCCCCAAGCTTCTCCCATATTAAGTCCAAGGTCTGTAGCCAAACCCAATCTTCTACCAAGTACACTTACTGCTTTATCAGATAAACCTGTTATTATTTCTTTCGACATAAGCATTGAGCCAGCTTTGCCAACTAATTTAGCTACAGTTGCTCCCGTAAATATGTAAGGAGCTTCTTCAAGAAGTTCTGTCGCTATATTTTCTCCAACATAAGCTCGCGGATTGTTTAGCGCCATAACAAACTGTCTATTTACGCCATCCATAAAAGTAGCGACACTTTCGCCTTCTGCATACTGTATGCGTTCTTCTTCTTTACTAGCTATATATTCAGCTCTCTCAACACCAGTAAGCTCTAATATGTTTGCTTCTTTTTCGTGTTCTGCTAGAGCTTTTGCGTATGCCTCGTTATACCGTTCTACACGCGTGACTTCTTCAAAGTTTTTATCAAACTTTTTAGTAAACTCTCGCATTATGCCTACATCTTCTTTATAACTGTCACTATGTACTTCATCTCCAACCCTACCCATAGCTTCCGCAAATTTGCCTACTTCAGTATCTGCGGGATTAACTCCTTGTTCTTCTCCCATAAAGGTAGCAAGACTATTCCAAGCTGTAGTTAGGTTTGAAGCAGCGGTAAGAGTCCAACCATACAATTCTCTAGCTAGTTCAGTAGAAGATCCTTTAACTTCCCATTTTCCTTCTCCTGCTAGATAGTCCGCGCCGTCTTGTAAAGCTTGTAGTAACCAACTGGGAGGTGTGTAGTCTGGGTTTTCTGTATCTGCAAGATTGCCTTCGTTTACAATATCAACAAAATCTTGAGGGCTACTTTCTGCTAGGTCTTGTAATGTGTCTCCTAAAGTATTGTCATTAATAAACTCTGCAAACGTTCCTTCTGCTTCAGGATCTGTATCTTCAGAGGAGTCTGAGTCTAGGAATTCACCGCTATTTATATTAAGGATTTCACCTGCTTCGTTACTAACAGGTATAGGAACACCGTTTTCATCTTTTGTATAGAGCGCCCCAGTAGTACCATCTACATATACTCGGTCGCCTTCGATGCTTGTTATCTCTTCTATATAAAACTCGCCATTATTGTCTTGCGCGAGTATTTGGCCGTTATAAACTATAGGTTGTTGAGGTACAAATACCGTGTCGTATTTACCTGTTTCATTATTGTATACAAGAGTTGCAGAGCCGTTAGCTAAATCACTATTAGTAAGTCCGTCAGCATAATTAATTTCAATAGGATCATCAGATACAATCCTAGTTGTGTTTTGATTTCCATCTGCATCTGTAGTTACTTGTAGGAAACCATTTAGTTTTAACGCATCTATTATTCCGGCAAACTGGCTGTCGTTATTTATATCTAATTCTTCTATAGATACGCCTTCTTTTTCTGCTATCTCTGATAGAGCTTCATAGGCTTTTTGTTTGTCTGCAAGAGACATATCCTCAAAACGCTCTCCACCATCGCCAAGAGTTTTATCTAGTACGTCTTGAACTATTTGATTTTGTGTGTTTTGAGTTTCTATTTTATTGTTATAGTCTAAAGCAGCTTGTGTAGTAGGCGCGTTAGATGCTAGACCTTGAGATAAGTAATGTTGAATAGCTTCTTCTTTGGTATCAAAGCCATTTTGTTCTTGGTAAAACTCCCAATCTGCGTCGGGTGCTATTTGTGTTGCTACAGCCTCATTAAGAGACGCTATGCGAGGCGCTAGCTCTTCGTTACTTTCTACAGTAGCTTCATTTAACTCATCTAGCGATTCAGTATAGTTTGCTATTAATTCGTTATACTCTGCCTCGGCATTGTTTAATGATTCATTTAACTCTGTTAAACGTGGGTTCCAAACATTGGTTACATTATCTTCAAAGTCTGATCTAGCAGTATTAAATGCTTCTTCGTTAGCTTCTGCGGTTTCTCTTAATTGTTTTAATATGTCACTTTCTGGAACACCATCTTTTGTGCCCCCTTCTTCCATTAGAACTTCATTATACGCGCCTCTTGCATCTTCTGCTGCATCTTCAAGAGCTTGTACTTCAGTAGCAGCGTCACCTATAGCTTTAGCTATCTCGTTGTATTCTTCAACTTCTGGTACATGTTTGTTTGTTACAAAATTATCTATAGCTTCTGCATTTTCTCTAGCCGCAGTATACTTACCAGATAAACGACTAAAGGTGTCTTGCATGTCTTCAAACAAGGTTCCTTCTTGATAAGATTTAACTGCTTCACTAACTACACGACTTACTAACGTCCTTCCAAAGGCATCACTTCCGCTTTCTCCTGCGGCAGCATAAGCTACGGTGTTTTGTATTACGGCTGTTATAGTGCCTAGAGTACCTTCGTTCATGCGATCAGTTGCATCGTCAGGGGTCCAATCTCCAAGCCCTGCTTTATCTAAGAAGTCATCTACTGCTTGAGCGGTTATTATGCTATTGGTTATAGCGCGAGATAGGGTTAGTTCACTAACCTCACCGTTTATAACTAAGTCAGTTATGCTAGCCTGTATTACGTTTTTAGCTACATCAGGTAATTCGTCATACTTACCTTCTAATTCGGTGTTTATTTTACCTAAAGTTAATCCGACTCCGGTAGATATAGCGCCCATCTTAAACGCTTCTAATGGGTCTCTACCATCAGCTATAGCATCAATGGCTTGCGCAGTGCCTGAAGTTACAACCTTAGATACCACATTACCTACAGTACCTCCAAATGCATCTCCTGCATAATACCCTACAGTGTCTCCTACATTCTCGGCAAATTTTGCTGCTTTACCTGTTAAATATCCTTTAGCGGCAGACTCTAAAATGTCACCAATATCACCACCAGCAATAGCGGTATCTACACCTTCAATAACAGCAAGCCACATAGCAGCAGTTGCTGGGTTAGACATTGCAATTGCTTTAGCTATAGCCTTTATAGGATCGTCAAGAATGGCTTGTATTTGTGCTTCTGTAAATTTAATTACAGGTTTAAAGATCTTTTCGTTAATCCAACTACCTACGTCTTTAATAGGTTGAAAGATATTATCATCAATCCAACGACCAACTTTCTTTATAGCATCTACTACAAAAGACATTACGCGGCCTGCTTAATTGGTTTTTTAGGTATTAAAACAAATATCATGTAATCTTCTTCGTCTTCAGAAATACCTACTCCTACATTACCTCCTAAAGGGGATAAAGCCTCTTTTAATTTAGCTAACACAGGAAGAATTTGTTCTCCGTACTCTTTGTTAAAAGTAACAAGGTAGTGTGTTATACCTTTCTTTTGAATGTTTGCTGCAAATTTAAGCATGTTGTTTATATAGTTTTCAGCGGTGTCTACGTTAAATACTCTACCCAACATCTGAGTACCATTAGGCTCACTATGACCACCAAACACAGTATTTCCATATTGCACGGACATAGAATTTTCCATTTGGAACTCTTGAAACACAGAAAACATAGCTGCTTCCATAGAGATATCACCCGTACCTACATTATCCATGTGCATGATAACTATTTCAGCTAAAGATAATTTTTTCTTTTTACTGTCTACAACTCTCATAATTACGTAATCTCTAGAATGCTTGCTACTACGTGTAACCTATCAGCAGTGGCAGCAGTAACTTTTAATATCTCGGTTGGTTGTAATACTAAGGGGGCAGTAAGTAGTTCTACTGTGGCGTTAGCGCCTATGGCTTTTGTCTTAAATAAACTATACACAGTAGTACCATTAGTTATAGTAAGTGTAATAGTATCAGCATTACCAGAATCTTCTGAGACCAATATAGATTTAATTATACCCGTAGTTAGGCTTGCTACAGTATATAAAGTTGTAGCGTTAGTGGTAGTTAGGTCTGCTTTTGCATTTGTATAAGTATTAGCCATTATCCCATAAACCAAGTAGTAGCTTCTGCTTGTTGATTAAGCGTAGCATTTCGTAATGCATTATCTACCTGATTAAAGTAAATACGTAGTATTTTATTAAACTCTTCAAAGTCTAACGCATTGTACTCCCTCGGAGGATACGGCAAAGCGGGGGCACGAAAAGGTACTTCGTATCTAGTATTGTCTGTAGCCATTAGCGTCTACCATCAGGTCGCATGTCAATTCGTGGAGAACCTAGTTGCCAAGTCACACCAGTTTCGCTAGATTCTATTTTTATAGCCATTTGTCTACCGCGTACGCGGGTAAATACTTCACCTGTAAACTTCTCTACAGGTGTTATAGCTGTTCTTGTAACAGCCGCGCTGTTTGATCCGCCCTCAGATAAGGGGTTGTTGTAGCCTGAACCTGAATTAGCCAAAGGTAGTAGGGACATAGAAACACTAGGAGAATTTGATGTAGACCCGTCAAAGCTAATGTCCGGCATAACACGCCATATAAACATAAACTGATGTCCGTCATCTAAATCAAACTGTGCGGACTCAACGTGCGCTGCTATGGCTGTTATGTTCGCAGTTTCTTCATCATCTACACCTTCTTCATGGTCAACTAAATTGTTGCTATATGTAGCTGCCAGAGGATTACCTCTAAGACCAGAGTCTAACCATGCAGAGCGCGACATGTTTCCGTAATACCATATGTCATCTAGGTAGTTATACACTACATACTTATCTGCTACGGTAGAGCCGGCAGAGCAATAGAACCACCATACTTCATGGTATGATTCTACTGTACCTGCAAAGACTTGAGGGTACTGAAGAGCGTTAAAATCGTTAAATATAAATTTACGTAAGTCACAACGTAGAGGCTGTGTACGTCCATCATACATGTAGAACTTGTCTCTACCCATCCAGTAGGCTATACCGTTTGCGTATGCAACTGCATTCTGAGACGCAATGGATATGTTTTCACCAACTAACTGCGCAGTCCAAACCGCAGGTGCTCCAACATACTGTAAAGAATATAACGCAGAGTCTGTCCAAACCAATACTTCCTGACGGGCTTGTTTAGCAGCAACAATCTCAGTTCCATTAGACAGTATTAAGTCACCTGCTTGATTAGATGCAGAAGGAGTCCAGTTTGTAGCATCCTCTTGATCTGACCATCGCACAAGCATAGGGTTTAACGTAGTACCGCCTAACTCATTACTACCAAAACAAAATACAAATCGACTTATATCTGATACTAAGGTTAAGTTATGTATAGTAGGTACGTTAGATGCACCTGCAACAGAAGATAACTCTACTCCTCTTGAGTTTAGTCCTCCCACTGCATTAGCGTCCCAAAAATATAGTGTGCCTCCACGGGGACCAAAGATTAAATCTTCACCAAAGTTAGCTTGACTCCATTGTCTTAGGTCTTCCGTAGACTCCGAACCTGTACCCCACTGCCCAGACCCCCAAGAGGATGCACCCCAACCTACTAACGGTATGGCAAAGGCAGGTCCAACATTAATTTGGTATGCAGCAGATACTGTGCCACCCCCTGTAGCAGAGGACTGTCCCGCAGTAGGAGCTGTAATTGTGTATGTGGTGGTAGTAAGAAGTTCTACAATCTGAAACTCACCATCTAACGTTAACCCACCTACAGCAGAAGCATTACTAAAAGTAACATAGTCCTCTGCAAGATATCCGCCACTGGTATCAGTGACAACCACAGTAGTAGAACCTTGTGTTACTGCGAAAGGATTAGTTAGATTACTAGCAGGTTTACGCAAAGGAGTTATATCGTAGTACGCTCCTCCGTTTTCTATATAAAACTTTAGATTAGTACCTACACCAACTAGATTTTGACTACCAAGAGTTACCCAGTTCCATATAGAACGGCAAACACCCTCAAACGTGTTTGTAGATATACGCCTCCACCCACCAATCTTTTCCGGCGTACCTTGGCGAAACCGTATTTTATCACACTCATACCAACCACCTTCGCTAGTATATCTAGTGTTTTCTCGGTTAATACCTGCTTTTAGACTTAATTTTTTAAGCGCCATTACTTGGGTAGCCTATAGTTAGTAGCACCAGCACATTTGTTCTGTTTTACGTACGTCTACATGCACGAATGTTTTTGCAACTCCAACAGACATACCCATTGCTAAGGCATGTTTCACAATCTTTGCACGTTG